ATGGCTAAAGAATCGAATAAATTAGATGCTAAAACAGTTAAAAATCTGACTGCAGACCCTAATCAAGATAAAAAATATTCTGATGGTGGTGGCTTATATTTACTGGTAAAGAGGAATGGATCTAAATATTGGCGAATGAACTATCGTCACCCAATCAGTAAAAAACAAAATACTTTAGCTTTGGGCACATTTGAGCAGCTCAGTCTCCAGCAAGCTAGACTCAAGCGAGAATATGCCAAACAGTTACTATTACAAGGCATCGACCCTGCTACAGAAAGAAATCAGAATAGGAATGAAAAAAAGGCAATTTTTGAAAATACCTTTGATAAATTTTGTAAGGAATGGCTAAGAAACAGAGAACTTGAAAATAAGGTGGATAGCGAAACTATTCGTAAACTGAATAAAGATATTTTGCCATTTATTGGTGATATGCCAGTGGTAAACATGACTGTTGAACAGTTGGAACGTGATGTTACCGATAAAGTTGTTGAACGCGGTGCATTGGAATCAGCACGGCGTATTAAATCCATCATGGCAATGGTTTTAAAATTAGCAGTGAAGAAGCGAATTATCACTTATAACCCAGCATATGATATTACTCTGCCCCAACCGATTAAAGGCAATCACAATGCCGTCACCGATGAAAAAGAGCTAGCTGAGTTATTACGCAAGATGTGGCGATTCACAAAAGATAATCCACGAAACCGGCTCACAACAGAGTTGGCTATGAAATTGTCAGTTTATATTTTCCAGCGCCCCAATGAAATACGCGGTTTATTGTGGAAATCGGTAGACTTTGAAAGACGACAGCTCTCATTTTTTGCTAGTAAAACCCACCAAGAACATATAGTTCCACTTTCCAGACAAACGTTCGATATTTTAAAAGAGTTACAGGACCTACGTACGAATTCACCCTTTGTATTCCCTAGCGTTAAAACAGGTAGTGAATGTATGAGTGAGGATACTATCCGACAGGGTTTGATCCGTATTGGTTTTAAAGGCAAACATACAGCACACGGTTTTAGAGCAACAGCGAGGACAATCCTTGATGAAGAGCTCGAATATCGGACAGATATTATCGAACATCAATTGGCACACGCCGTAAAAGACCCAAATGGTACTGCATATAACCGAACTGCTTTTTTAAGACGTAGACGCGAGCTCATGCAGTTATGGGCTGACTATTTAGATACCTTACGGCAAGGCGGTGATGTTTCTCAATTCAAACCAAAAAATGATGATAACAATATCATTTTATTGAACAAAACCACTGCTTAAAGTAGTACCAATCTCTGCAATATATCTCAGTAATAAATTATAATTTAATACGTTAAGCCTAGCTCGACGGGGCGAAAGTCAAATACCCAATTTGATTGGCTTAACTTAATACCTGGGTGCTCTGGGAGGCAAGAATGCAAGAAATATTTTCTCTACAGGAGATTATAGCAATTTCCGAAAACAAACTAAGCCCTAACAAAATTAAGTACCACTGTAGAAAAGATGAGCTACATCCTTGTATATATTTTGAAGGAAATATTGTTTGCATTGAGGAAGAGCGTTTTCAACCAAGTATAGACTCCAAAAGTCCTGTTGCTCATATTGAGCATATAAGCTGGTCAATGCAATTTAAAGGCTATGTTCATGCTTCAAATTTTATAAATTATATTGACCACCCAGACCCAAGAGCGGGCGATGTTTTTTTTAATATTGATAAAATAGTTGAGTTTATTACTCAGCCTACCACATATGCACCATTGCTACCGCTTTCGAGTGATCAATATCTTAGAGCGTTCCCAAGAATGATGGATGATGATATACAAGAAAAGAAATGGCTTAATGAGAGTTTAAGTTTTGAAGGAAATCCATTCTTAGCAAATGATATTGTTTTTTCATTAAATGAATTAAAGACCGTCTTCCCTACAATTTTTAAATGTAATGAAGATTCTCAATTAGAGTTAACAAAAACTGATGAAATTAATGATTTAACAAAGAAGTTGCATCAAGCACAAGAGCGAATTAAAGAGCTAGAACAGATCAATATAAGTGAATCTGAGTTCAAAAAAATTTCTACGGTGAACTCTAGATTATTAACCCTTATTGGCGCAATGCTATGTGAAAGTAATAAAAGAGGATTAAGAAGTATCAACCAAGCTGGAATAGTAAGTGAAATAGCAAATATGCAGATACCTAATTTAAGTAAAAGAGTAATAGATGAATTTTTTAGCGAGGCAAATAAGAAATTTAAACCATATAAAACAAACCCTTAGGTAAAAATTAATTGCACATACAATTTCTATTATTGCATATGCAATGACGTAACATCTATATCTAAACAAACTACCTCTAACGCCGTTGCAGTACGGCACATAGTTAGGGGTTTTTTTAATGTCTATACAACAACAATCTACGGCGCCGAAAGGTTTTTATCGCATGTCACAACTTGCAACTACGGCTGCACGTAAAGAACGCAAGTATACTGCTAAAGATGGCACAACTCGGCTCATCAAAGCGCGTCCTGAGCGCCAAGGCATACTCCCAATGGGAGAAACGACTATCTGGGATAAGGTCCGCACTGGCGAGTTCCCTGCTCCCATTAAGCTAACTGAACGCATCACTGCATGGCGCATTGAGGATGTCGAAGCATGGATGGCTTCCAAAGGATTGGAGGCTTAATTATGAATACCTCCCTTACTTCTCTTTTGCCTTCTCAACAAATGCTTAGTTCAGATATTTCAGCTATTACTAACATCCGCTTAGATTCTGTCAAAAGAACAATCGAACGTTTAGCTGAACGGCGTGTCATTACTTTACCACCAACGGTGGAAAAGCCTACAGCCGGGCGTACAAGCACTGAATATGTATTTTCAGGTGAACAGGGAAAGCTTGACTCAATTACTGTTGTTGCTCAGCTTTGTCCTGAATTTACTGCTGCTATTGTTAAGCGCTGGTATGAGCTTGAAAAGCGGACTCCGGCATTCGACATTAATAATCCACTACATCTTCTTAATGCTATCGAAGTGCAAGCAAAGCAGAATCTACAACTCACTTCAGAAAACAAAGTCCTCACCAAAGCTATCGAGACGATTACTCACACCGAGCACGGCGTTAAGTTCCAACAGGCATGCAAAATTTTAAATACTAAGCAGCATATTTTAGCCAAATGGCTACGTGAACATGGTTGGGATCGGTATCTTAATGATGCTCGTGCTTCAACCTACTACAGTGAAAGTCGTGGCTATTGTGAAACTAAATACTCCCATAAAGAAGGTGTAAAGCCTTCAGGTCAATCATACAGTTACACACAGACTGAGTTCTTCATATTGCCAAAAGGTATGCAGATCCTAGCTAAAAGGTTTGGGGAGCGGCCATGAATTTTCAAAATATTTTCTGTTTAAGGCTTCTCAAATCAAAAATGATCGGCTATATTGATTTTGTTCGGTGCAAAATCATCGAATTAGCTTTGGTCGGCTATGAATACACAAGCGCATACAGTCCGCTACGGGCTTTTTTTATGCGTAAAATCTCTATGCTTCTGCATCTCTATGGTGAAGCTGGAGAGGGACATCTTCGGATGTGCAGGTCTCTTGTGTACCTGTCGACCAACCCTTTTCAGCTTTGCCACCCTCACTTGGTCGTGACTGGTAAAGCTCCTAAACAAACACAAGGAGCGCATTCATCATGAACGCTAAAGTACAAATTCAATTTCCAGAACAATCAATTCCTTTTTACAGTGTCGCTGATATTATCAGTGCCTATTCACTTGCATCTGAAGCTGCCACACAACTTCGAACTTTGGCTAACCAGATCAACAAAGCAACGGCTTTCGTTAAAGCATTTGTACAAGAAAATGATAAAGCCGACTCCTCTGCTTTTGCTGAACTAGAAAATCTAATAATAATTTCCCAGCAGCTTGCTAACAGTCAAGCAGACACTTACATGCGTGAACTTAACAGACATACGCATAAGCCTGATGATCAGTACGATGCTGGTGATCTGTACGATGCATACTCATTAGCTTATGAAAATACATCATGGCTTGAGACCATGTTTTATGAAGCTAAAGATGAAGTCGAAATAATCAAAGAGGCTATAAAGCAAAATACTCATGGCGCCGTCTTCGCGACTCTTGAACGCTTAATTCATATCGCCGCGTACTTGGCCGAAACTCATAGCAATACATTCGACATTGAACGCGAAAAGTATGAAGCAGAATGGGAGGCTACTAAAAATGGATAAGCCTTCTCGAGATTTGAATAAAACAGCACAAGCAGAAGAAGCCACTCCACCAAGGAACCCACTTCCTCCCACATATCCTAGCCTGGTGAAAATTACAGGCGAACGGCTGCTAAATGCGCTAAGCAAAATTTATCAGCAAGGAGGATCCAGTGAGCATTGATGCAACACGGTGGGCTTGGGCTGCTCCAGTAAATAACTCATCACAACGTCTCGTTCTGCTTTCATTAGCAGATCGGGCTGGTGAAGAGCATACGGCTTGGCCAAGCATAGAGCGCCTGGCTAAAGATACCGTGTTGGATAAAAAAACAGTTCAAAAAGTTATTTTAGAGTTAATTAAACTTGGTCTGGTCGAAGATACTGGAGAGCGCACAGGACCTACCAGACGTGTTCGTGTTCTCAAGCTCAACGGCGTAAAGGGTCGCGAGGAATACACCCAAAATCTAGATGATGCTAATACACCCAAAAACGGGAACATTAAACAATCCCAAAAACCGAATTATTCCAAAAATGGAAACATTCTCGAAAGTGGTGCTTTGAATACACCAAAAAACGGGGTGTTGAGCGATCCCAAAAACGAGGTACAGAATCTATCAATGAATCTCTCTCAAGAGCATGACTGGACTCCTGATGCAAATCAGTTGGCAACAAAGATAAAAATGGCAGGTCATGGCAACAATATAGACCTAATCTTTGGCCTACCTAGCTTTGAATTCGAGCTGAGTGCATTCAACTCTTATTTTGATAATAGCGGACTATCTGACAGTAAAAAACTCCATAAGTTCACGGCTTGGATCGTAGACAAGTTCGATCGCTACAAAAAGCAGAATCCTGAATATGGCATTCTGTCTCCGACCGGACAGCAAGCTAATACTGCTCAACCAGTTCTTAATTTACCGACTAAGCCTAAGAGTCTATTAGGAGGTCCTCAATGAATACGCCTATTCATAATCTACAAATTGAACAAGCTGTACTTGCAGCACTGATGACTGTTTCAAACTCGTATAGCCAGGTTGAAAATCTACTGACCGAGGAAGATTTCCACGCTACACGCCACAAACTAATTTTTCAGGCCATAGTAGATCTTGATTCTAAAAATTCACCATATGACGCTGTATTAGTAAATCAGTGGCTAGAAATGCATGGCTACTCAGAAGCTGCTGGTGGTGAGCAATACATCATGCGGCTTCTAAGTGATGCACCTTCAAGCTTTTATAACCTGATGTCGTATGCTGAGAAATTGAAGGATCTTACGACATGCAGACAAGTTGAAGCACAAGCCTATAAAGTCATTCAAAGTGCTCGTAATTTGACTGTAAGTCGTGGTGATTTAGTTTTGAATGCTCAGACAGCCTTTGCGGAAATAAGTACAGAACAAGGTAGTGAAAACCTTTTCCATATCCATGATGCTGCAAACAATACGTTTCTTGAGATGCATCGAAAAATGGAAGCCGCGATTGCTGGTAAAACACTAATTAATGGTATTCAGACTGGAATATATGACCTTGATAAAAAGCTTGGTGATGTTGAGCCTGGTTGTCTAATGGTAGTAGCTGCACGTCCAGCAATGGGCAAAACAACGATGCTCCAGCTCATTGCAAATCATGTAGCAGTCATTCAGAAAATGCCTGTACTTATAATGTCTGGTGAGATGCCAAAAGAACAAATTGCTATGCGTCTCTGTTGCGCCATTGCACCAGCAGATATTGGGATAGTACGCAACTCTCCTCACCTTTTGCCTCAAGACGAATTTACGGCATATACCAATGCTGTTGTAATGCTTCAAAAAGTACCGATGTATATCAATGATATGTCTCGTCCCTCGATAGCGAATATCAGGGAATCTATCCGTAAAGTAAAACATCAGTACGGTACCGTTGGTGTGGTACTCGTGGATTACCTTCAGATCATGAAGACTACAAAACAGTTTGCCCGAGAAGATTTAAAAATCGCCTACTTCACTGGTGAACTTAAAGCCATGGCCAAAGAATTTAATTGCGTCATAGTCCTGTTATCTCAGCTCAACCGTGAACTAGAGAAGCGTCCAAACAAACGCCCAATGCTGTCAGATCTACGCGAATCAGGTGCAATTGAACAGGATGCAGACCAAATCATTTTCTTATACAGGGATGAGGTTTATAACAAGGAATCTCAACATATAGGGATTGCTGAGGCCATAGTAGGGAAAAATAGACACGGTGCACCTGGCACTGCATATATGCATGCTCATTTAAAATACTGCCAATTCTCAAATTTGGATGGTAATGCATTAGAACAAATACACGGAGTCTCCTCATAATGTATGTTTATGATTTAAATTTTGACAGTACTGTGCAAGCTGGTGGTTTACCCCAACGCTTTAGAAAACTTAAGAGTGAAAAGAAGATAAAGCAGTTTCTTGTGAAAAGACGTGGATATAAAACGCCTGACTTTGGACGAATGATTTTAGATTTACGTAACCTTGGCTGGTCTCATGAAAAAATATCTTATGTATTAGATGTAAGTCCAAGTGCTATATCGAGTTGGGCAACTGGCAGCATTCCAAACTACGAACACGGAGATGCTTTCATAGATCTATGGCGAAGTGAAACTGGTATTAGTAGAGAACCACGTGAGGGCGAGTGGCAAACTTATAAATACAAAATTGGACAATTAGAACTAATTTAAGAATTTTAACTAATCCAAATAGCTTATAGATGACTACTCTATAAATTGGTCATCTACAAACTATTTTGTATGAGTAACAACAAACCTTCAATATGAGTAACAGGAATGAAACTACAAGAGTAACAGCCTAAAATATGCGTTTTTTTAAGAGTAACGGTAGGAAAGTATATTTTTTATACTCAAATCATTCATTATTGAACTTTAAATTTCATTGGTTGAAAGTCATCAATATGTACCTTTTTTGCTTTCAGCAAATCTTCTCCTTTGCCATCTACAATCAATACGGCGCGCTTAACCTGAACTGTCCAGGAGCGATTTGCCCCACACATTGTCTCTGATTCGATAAAAACATTACCAAAGGCTTTCCCTTGAAGGTTCTGTATATCGCCGTAGGTTATTACATTCTCAGAAGTCCCCTGCACTCTGCCGGATTTATCCTTTGCCACTAGATCTAAATACAGTTTGTCATAGGTCCCAAGGAAATCATGGATCGTCACATCCACCACGGCGGAACAGATCCCGGAGTTTACATAGCTAGTCTTGGAGTGTTGCAAAGTGATGGGGGTTGCATGAGCACTTAAACTGAATAAATGGGTAGCTAAAATCAAAAGTAATTTTTTCAATTTTTAATTCCTATATCGTTTTAAATAATCATCTATTCGCTGTTTTTAAGGCATCTACGAATTCTAAAGACTCCTTAAGGCCATAGAGATCGATCTTAACTTTTTCAAATTGTCCGTTAGCTTTCTTCCAGGTGTAAATTAATTCTTTGCCGCCTTCAAGTTTTCTTAAAATTATATCGGTTTGATTATCACCTAGAAGATCAGCGGGTATGCCTGCTATAACATTGCCGCCATCTAGCTTAAGATTCACTTTGGTTTTAAATCGATCAGCACCTTGGAATGCATCCATAAATACAACTGACTTTTTAAAATCTCCATGCGTCAGAATCATTAGATTGTTTTGTCTGGTATCACAGATAATTTCATCAAAGCCCGTAGTATAATTAGTCTCATAACCGCATTTTGTATGCCAGTTTTCTCTATGTTCGTTGCCACCCGCGCTGTATGCCATCTCTACAATAAAGGGATTTTCTTGTGAAAAGCGTTGGGGTGTCTGCTTGATATCATAACCATTGGCGGGGTCCAAGTATTTTGCTGGAACAACTATTTCAGCATGGATACTGGCAGTAAAAAGAACTAATGAGAGGGCAACTATTCTTTTCATAATGAGTGCTTCAACTATATATATCTTTATTTATAATCTTTTATCATATATTTAAAATGATAAAAGGAGCCGAAGCTCCTAATTTTATTCTTCTGATAAATCCCACCAGTAACTATTACCTAAGTTCTCCAGGCGCTGCTGTGTTCTTGGTAGATAATCAGGATCAATCATATTCTGCATTTTGGAATACAGCATTCGATCTACGACCAGTTTACTGTACCAAAGATTCTGCAATGGAATATTACTCTTCAGGGTATTGGCCACTTCCATCATCCGGGTAGATTCTTTCCCCTCAATGATGTTGTTACCCATACCGGTTAGCAGCATACCCAACTTCATGCTTTGGCCTAATAATGGGCCACTGATAAAGTCTGATGCACTTCGACCGGTTGGATCTGAAAGTGCAGACATGATGTCCCCCAGGAAGGAAAGCCCGCCACCTTTAAGAAGTGACTTACCAAAGAAATCAATCGTAAATACAGGCTCTGGATTCTTACCATTGGCCAAGTTCTGGGTCTGAACGATCAATGCACCTGCTAAAGTTTGATAAGCCAGTAGCGAAGCTAGGAACGTCACCCGACTCTTAATATCTCCCTGAGCAAAGGCACGATGACCAATACGGAACATATAAGCCAATGGGAAGCCTTTGAACTGGAATAGGGTTCGGCCCAATTCCCCTTGGATAGTTCCGGCTTCACCTAAGTTAATGATGCTACGTTCACGTACACCTGCTTCGATAATAGCGACTGACTCCTCATTAAAGATATGAGTCTGGTATTTCATAGCAGCTTTATACCGGAAGTCAGCCAGTGCATTAGCATTGTCCTGCTTGTCCAATGGCAAAAACTGCTTAATTACATCATCTGGTGCATTAAAAAAATCATTCTGCGAAAGTACCGCCGTCCCATCTTCACGTTTACTTGGCTCCAACTGCTGCCATAATTGCCAATCACGTTCGGTAATACCGTTCCCCTGTAAGATCTTAAGATCATCCGCACCAAGATCCTTCCAATCCGTTTTACGGGTCATTTCAGCAAGCTTATTCATATGCACCAGATTAAGCGCTCGTTTCGCTCCTGCAGTGACGGCGTTCAGTCCTGATAGTTTCATAGTCGTTGCAGCAAAAGCCTGCATACGCGCATTAAAACGGCCTGACTTGGTAGCACTGCTGACAATATCAGCATCACCAAAACGAGTCATTGAACCGGCCATTTCGTTAATACCAAGGCCAAACCGCAATGCTTCATCACGTGTGGCACCCTGTTTCAATTGCTTCATGTATTCAGGGAGGATCGATTTGGTATAGGATAGGCCCAGCATATTAGCGACCTTCTTCATACTTGCATGGTCGCCAAAGGTCGTCAGCGTGGTACCACCTAATTTAGATGCAACCATTAAGGCACGTAGGCCACCCATAACGTTACCTAAAGTTGAATCAATCGCCCGGGTATTGGCATCCAGGGTGTTATACATCGACATGGCCCGATGAGCCTGCTTATCAATCTCACCATGTTTCATGCCATTCTGTGGATCTGCTTTCAGTTTGATCTTGGCTTCATCCAATAACGACTCAAATGTATTACGAGGATTGGATCCAAGGTTCTGCATCATGGCCACTTCTGTACTCATGCGGTGAGTATGGTTTTTCAGAATCTCATGAAACCCTGCTTCATCATAAGTTCCATATTTCTTCTGATACGCTAGCCATGCGTCACCATCCTTGAAATGCAAAGCCCTGGACTCTTGGTGACGATTTGCCATCTTTGAACGACCGCCTACAGGTGATGCACTTGCTTTGGCCTGTTTATTCAGTATCAGTAAGTCTTTGTTGGCACCGTTGGTTGAGATAGTTTTATAAATCTCCTCGAGCATGGATTTAAGCTCCAGCTCATTCATCAACTCACCAGTCTCTTTGACATACTGATTACGATCTACTCCAGCCAATGCATCGTTCACCCACTCTGATTGATCTGTTAGGGCTACTTTCTTCTGATCATGTGAGGTCATAAAGCCAAAGTTATCGAGCTTCTTAATATTCCCACCAGCCCGGTTGAAGGCTAAACGCATTTCCTCCAGGGCTGCACTTACTTCCTTGGCCATCGCCGTAATTTCTGGATTATCAGACTTGCCACCAAACATGACCCGGATAATGTCGTCAGTCATTGCCTTGTTCACTGACATACCAAAGCGCTCTTGTGTCTTGGTAAACACATCAGCAACCAATGACATCCAGCGGCTATGCAATGCTTGAGATTGTTTCTCTATAGACTGGATACCACTCTGATCCGAGAAGTATGCAATCTTCCGCATTAAAGCTTGGACCGGGTTTAATTTAGGATGGTTATAGATTTCGTTCTGTAGCTGGGCCTTGATGATGGCATCCCGGGCAATGTTCTGATTATTCTTAGCGATCTGGACGGCGAGATCCGTAGCAGTTTTCTGCGCAATCGCTTCAGCACGTTCAGCCGGACTTTTAAACATCCAATCAGGATCTGTTCTGGCCAGAGTATTTTGTGCCCGGATATACAGTGATGAAATACGATTACTATCAGCTGCACTTAATTTTCTTTTACCTAATGCCTTTGCAACTTGTTCTCTACATTCAGCTCTCATGCTGCTTCACTCCCAAATCTTAATGCGCAGCTTGCCAATGCTTTCACTGCCTGAATTTCATCTTTTGCTATTTCTTCTTGTTCTTTGACATAGTCCAGTAGATCCCGGGAGGACATTGTCACGATCTCCTCGTTTCCGTTCTCGTCTAAACGGGTAAATGTCACTTCCATGTCTGAATCCGCTTCCAGAATTGAAACCGCTTCACGCCCGTCAGGAGTCTCGGTAAATGAGCCGTACTCTCCCTTACTGGCTTTGGTTAAGTCTGGTGCACCATCAACCTTCGATTTACCAGGCTTCCAGAATTCTCGCTCCAGTGCCTGAGCTGCCTTATGCTGGACTGCGGTTAGTTCAGGACGATTAGCCTTCCCGTTCCCCGGGTGAGCAAACAGATCACTTCCGTTTCGAGTAGCCTTCACAGGGCTGATCGAGCCATCTTGATTGATTTCACGCTGGAATGTTGTATTGGATGCCTTATTATGCAGCTCTTGAATAACCCGGCCATCATCCAGTGATTGCTCTCGTTTCAGGTAGTTCTGCGATCTGGTTGGAGTCCAATTATCTACTCCTGCAGCAATTGAGTCTTGCTGTATATCCTGCTCCGGTTGACGTGCATTGATATCGAGAGTATTTGTCTCAGTATCTGCCAAGATAATGCGCTGTTGTTCTGGCATCACGTACTGAAGGTCAGAATCCAAAGTATCCAATGTGCGGGTAGCACTATTACTTGGACCAGAAAGATCTACCTGAGGCTCTACATACGGCGCCCGATAGGCACCACCTTCTGAATATTGGTAATGCGCCGTAGCCTGTAAGTACTCCAGATCCTCTTTGGTCAATGGAGAGGATAGGGCTTCAAACTCTTCCTGGAGTGACTTCACGCTATACTCATCTGCACTAAGTACAAAAGGCATTGCTTCAATTTCAGCATTCGATTGAGACTTGTAGGTAGGCGGTGCAGCTATATCAGACTCAAACTGTGGGAACTCTGATTCGCTCCCTCGGACTTCAATAGATCTTACTGAAGCATCTGGACTAACATCACTATAAAGACTTGCGATTTCGTTCCAGCGCTTTTCGTATTTGGCCTTTACCTGCCCAACAGTCATACCATTGAATTGGTGGCTTGAGGTAATGCCTTCTGCAATCTGTCTTGCAGTCTTCTTCTGGTTTCCTTTACTCCAGCGTGTGGCCACATCAACAAAAAGCTCATTATCCTTGGCTTTCAAAAAGACTGGTCCACCACCTTCACCAAAGAAATGCAGGTAGTAAAGTTCTAGGCCATTAGGGTCTCGGTTAAAGTGGCTGCGGAAAACCTTGGCATTGTGCTCGTAGTAGTTCAGGCCCGCTTTAATTTGATCATTACCATCAAACTTATTCTTACCCCCCATACGGGCAAAGGTGCTATCCAAAGTCTGAAATAAGCCGGTGGCCGATGAAAGCAACTCCCCATTTCTGCCCTTTGGCTGGATTGAAGTACTGAAGGTGCCACCAGTTTCTAAATGGGAAATGATTAAGGCATCTACTGGATTGATACCCCGTTTAGAGGCTTCCTGGACAATCGTTTTTGTCCAAGGTTTTTTATCAAATACAGGATTAGTCAAAAGCTCCGCCATTACTGGTGCTTGATGTTCATCCGTATTGATAGTGCCGGGTCTTACGATAGCTTTCGGTGTACCTGTTATTGATGCCACTGGTGTACTGGTTACGACTGCTTTGGGTGTTCCGCTCACTGGTGCTTTTAAGCTGACCAGCTCATCATTCAATGCACTCTCCATTGCACTATCCAATGCATCAAAGTGTGAATTGGCCTCTTTTGCATTAGTTGGGCTAAATGGATTCGTACCCTCTGCATGCTCAATGTTGGCCTGAATATGAGCCGCATCATTCATAGTATCTACATTACTATGGTCTTTGATCTGCTCTGGCCGTAAACGCCCTTTGTTCGCCCACAAGTTGAGTAGCAAGGCCATCCCGCCGTTTGCTGCCAATGTGGACGGACTCAATGCATTTTCCTTTAATGCTTCACCGTATTGAGCGACTTTCTTATTTTCATTGTTTTCAAGAAATGAACCTTCAAGATAATCACCAGCTACGCCAGCTCCAGTAGCCAGCGCAGTAGTAGCCACAGCATCAGCCACTACAGATTTAGCAACACCATGGGTAGGAATAGCAAAGCCCAGAGCATCTGTAACCCCTTTAATAGCCCCACCGGTGCGAGCCGTTTTTATGTCTGCCCCTTTATTCAGTAAGTCTGACTTTTCTGCTTCAAAGGTCTGGTACCCGAATAACCCAGAGTTTAGGGCCAAGCCTGGCACACCACCTGTTCCTAAAGTAGTGACGGCGTTCCACCCGATCCGGGTAAAGTCCTTGGTTAAACCATAAGTAAACTCACCGACTCCCCCTAAATCATCAGGCTTAAATATCTCGAGGTTTTGCGCTCTCAATGCAGCTGCTTTCTTATCTCCCCGTATTAAGGCATCTGGAGCAGTGGCAGCCTCAACGGTACCCATGGCAACACCAGAAACAACACCCAAAGCCCCATCGCTAAATCCACCACGTTCACTCTTAGGTTTGAAGCGAGGATCATCTTGATTTAACGTTAATTCGTTATCTGCTAAAAATTCCATCTCTACCTCATCGAACCGTAAAAGTTAAACGTTTTTGTCTTGTCTTATCAGTGGAATCCATTACGTACTTGGTGCCATTCTTAAAATAGTAGAGATAGGGATTTTTCGGATCTTGTTCTAAAGGTAGATCAAGGAAGAAATCTTTATCAGATCCGCCATAATAACGAGCATTACGAGAGTTGAAGTTCTCCAGCTGCTCTTGGAATGATTTCTCACTCACAGTATGTGGCCTTAAAACAACTGATTTGCTTCCAAATATGCCACCCGATGTGAATTTACCTCCAGTCACATTTAAGATCGCTCTACCAAATAAATCCTCATCGATGGTTTTATTAAGTAGGTTTCCTTTAGAGTCAGCGACCTTATCCGACTTCTGAATTAGGTATGCGTAATTCGCTTTGACCGCATCTAGGTAAATCTGGAAATCAGGCTTACCTGGGGATGTCACTCCTTTCAGATAAGTTTCAGCACGGTTTCTGAGACCAGCCTCATCTACTTTTACCAACCCTTTTTCTAACAACTCTTGGCCAGTAATAATTTGTCCAGCGATATCTTGTAGACCACGATTATTTAGAGAGGCAGATAAACGGTATGCTCCACTTTCACCAGCAATACTATTAATCATGTCTCTGGAGGCATTAGCATTACCAGCACTCGATTTGTATAGACTGGTCAGCAAGCTTAACTTGTCACCTGGTTTGGCTTTTTCCCAGAACTGCTTTAATTCAGATTGTTGCTGTGTCGAGAATGGATTTAAGGATCCTACCGTGCCATTCAATACGTTATTTGCGTGAATAGATTTAATATTCTTAGACAAAGCTGCAATGGCTTCAGGGTTACCACTTAAAATTGCATTGGTAGGTACTACCGTTAGATCCTGACCTGTCTTAATCGAGTAGGCCAAAGTGGAGTTATTTTTCTCATAATTGAGCATGTTCTCATGAGTCTTCGACAGAAGATTCAATTTCCAACTGACATCTTTTGGATTGTCCTGCGCCGTATTTTGAGCTTCTACCCGTCTCTTGCTCAGATAGGCTTCACGTTCATCTGGCCCTAATCTCATGAACTGCTGGACTTCAACCAAAGCTCCACTGTATTGGACAAACTCAGACTCTTTTTCCGTACCCTTAACACGTGCCAAACGAGATTTGATGACGTCTTCACTTGGGATTAAGCCTGTTTCGATGTCTGCTTTCATCTCATTAACAGCATCTTTGGCATCATCATCCAACTGTTTTTGCTGCAATGCAGCCGCACGGTTATTCTGGTCAATCTGGGTTAATGTTCGACCACTCCAGTAAACAGCCTGTTCTTGAGTTAAATTAGGATGTTTTGCAATAACAGCTTCAGGAGTTGAGAGTTCAGTCAGCTTTTCATTGTCAGACTTATTCGCCTGGTAGAAAGTCGTTACATCATTGCTGGCACGGTTATTTTTGTATTCATTAAAAGTGTCCTGAACATGAGCCAACGGTAAACCTTTGGACTGTGCATACAAAGACAATCCATTCCACACCTCTTTTTCAGAAGCATTAGGATTTTTAAGATAGTTTTCTCGCATGCCTTTGAGCTGGACAATTGCCTGTTGTTGTTCTGATTTTTGTGCAATAGGCAGATACTTCGATGCACTCTGATAAGAATGCTGTTCAAAGTAATTATTAAAGTTTTGCTCAAACTGCTTAGGCACCACATTTTTATACTGCGTCTTGATTGACTCAAGGCTTTCCTGTCTTTGCTTTACGGCATTATCGTAGGTTAATTCCCCACTCTGCATTTTTAGCAGTAAATCATTATCTACAACGCTAATATCAGCACCAATCTTGGATGACTGTAATGCAAAATCAGCTTTTTCTGTTTTATCCTGTTCTTCTCTAAGTTTTTCACTGCGAGCCTCTAGTGCCCCTCCAATAGAACGACCAATTTCAGCTAAGCCCGTATTTGGTGTAAAAGTCTGCATTTGGGCTTGAGCATCAACACGCCCTTTAGATACTGGAATACGCATTATTTACTTTTCAGCCTGTTTTATTCAATAAGGCTAATTTAAAGAATAAGGAAATTCAAAAAAATGAGTAAATTAAAGCTTATCTTTTTAATTTCTCTTTAAAGATTTTTGGATACTCATTTTTTCTAAGTTAACTATTACTAAACTTAACTTAGCTTTTATTCCTTCAAGTTCTTGATCGAAGTAGTACTTGTTAAGTAACCGCTTATATTTATTGTCTGGGTTCAAGTAGTGCGCCGTAATGATAAAGACATTTGGTGTTGTATTAATTAAGCTAACTGATTTTTTCATGCCTGCATAATGAATACTATTGGGTTTAACCAACCCTAATAATATATAAATTAATTCATCTAAGTTTTTTGCTATCAACTTTAGCTTATCAACGAGACAGTGATCAAAAAGCTGATTAGAATCATGATAGTAAATATCAGTTTGAAACTGATTTATACCTTGTATAACAAGACTACATAACTCTTGCGCTCGCTCAATGTCTAAACATGTAATTGGTTCACGTAATTTAAATTTAGAAGTCATCTCTTATTCTCAATTAAAGCGAACAATACGTGGAATTTGATCATCAGACTTATTGGTCATAGTCTTCCATAAATCAATAAATAAGTCCCCGTGAACATACTCTGGTATTGAACCAGTTGCCCATGCTGTAACAGTACTACCGCCTTGTATATCAAGTACGAATGCAATCTTTTCCCCCGTCAAGTAATGTTCCTCTTTGAGCTCATTCAACATTGAAATATAGTTCGGGGCTGAATATTTTCTAACCTTTTTATTAATAAACAAATTTTCTGGGACAGAAAAACAATAAAGTTCATTAAACAT